TGTAATAAATTTTCGACGCAATAGTACAACTGGAACACCAGCAGCCAGAATTTATCAAAGGGAAGATAACAATGCTCTTGTTTTTGATAACAACGGCAGCGAGCGGATGCGAATCGACAGCTCGGGCCGAGTTGGGATAGGTACATCGTCGCCAACTCATGGTTTACATGTAGAGCACGGAACGGCTGTTGCTAAGTTCCATCACACCAGTAGCACCAACACCACCGCCATGATTTTTCGGCACGGCCGTGGCTTGTCTGGTTTTCAGGGCAAAATGGTTTCAATGCAACGAAATGATGGAACTGAGGTTGGTAATATTATTATTGGTGTTGCCTCTACCGCTTTCAATACTTCTTCTGATTACCGGTTAAAAGAAAACGTTGTTGATATTGCTGACGGTATTACTCGCGTTAAACAATTATCACCAAGGCGTTTTAACTTTATCGCTGACGATACAACAACAGTTGACGGCTTCATCGCACACGAAGCACAGGTCATCGTCCCTGAGTGCGTCACTGGCGTTAAAGATGAAGTTGATGATGATGGCAATGCTGTCATGCAAGGTATCGACCAATCCAAACTTGTCCCTCTGCTTACTGCAGCATTACAAGAAGCAATTGCAAAGATTGAAACCCTAGAACAGCGTCTATCTGATGCTGGTATCGCCTAGCGGCAACCCGCCCCGTGTCACAACGGGGCTTTTGAGTAATCAGGTGATTGGCATACTATTTGCGCAACCGATGCTGCCATGATCTTTTGACATGTCAGCCACGACACACAGTCACTATTTAAAACAAGAAACATGGCTACTACTATTAATTGGAATATTTCTTCACTCGACCGTGAGACAGCTGACGGCTTTGTCTTTACTGCTCATTACACTGTGAACGCTACTGATGAAACTTACAGTGCGGGCGCTTATGGTTCGATTGGACTTGAACGTCCTGAGAAGCTTGTGCCGTTTGCTAAACTAACGGAAGAGGAAGTAGTTGGTTGGGTCAAAGAAAAGCTCAACGAAGAGAATGAAGACAATGTTTCTAACATTGAAGCAGCACTTCAGAAGCAGCTTGACGAGCAAGCCGCTCCCACTCAAGCCTCTGGTGTTCCTTGGTGATTAATGGGTTAGGCACTATAGCCTAATATTAGCAAATCGCAATGCACACTTCTGAGCGCGGACTTGCCCTTATTAAAAAATATGAAGGGCTGAGTTTAGAAGTCTACCCAGATCCAGGAACTGGCGGAGACCCTTATACAATTGGCTATGGTCACACCGGTCCCGAGGTAAAACCAGGGATCGGATCCATTACTCTTGAGATCGCTGAAGCTTTTCTAGAATCTGACCTAAGGAAGTTCGAGAATGCTGTCGCTGATTTGATCGAAGTTGAGCTGAATCAAAATGAGTTTGACGCTCTCGCTAGCTTTACTTACAACGTAGGGCCAGGATCACTGAGTGATTCTACTTTGCGGCGCAGGTTAAATGCTGGAGAGAATAAATGCCTAGTATTTCAGGAAGAGCTTCCTAGGTGGGTTTACGGGGGCAGTGGCCCTATGGCTGGATTAATCAAAAGGCGTCAAGCTGAAGCTACGTTGGCCTGTTCCGGTCTTGACGTGAAATACGACTACTTTCTTGAGGAAGCAGCAAAATACTATAAAGAGCTACCCCATCAGAAGGACGCCTGGAGGAGCCTGGAAGGTTCTCTTGACCCTGCAGCCCTAAAGTCGTTTAAGGACGCTTATAGGTCATCACAGGAGCCTCTGAGGAAGCCTGGCCTTCTGTCGATTCCTCTTGACGTTCCGTACTTCTACCAAAGAGACAGCAAGACCGGCCATGGTGAAAGAATGTGCTTCTCCAGCAGCATGGCAATGGCTATGGATTTTCTTGATCCGGAGGCCATCGAAGGAGATGACGATTGGTATTTAAATGAAGTTTTCAAGTTTGGTGACAGTGTATCTTCCTCAGCACAGGTAGCGGCAGCCGAATCCCTGGGTTTTAATGTAGTTTTCAAAACTGACTTAACGACGCGAGACCTTGAGGATCAGCTGGACATGGGAATTCCTGTTCCTATCGGGATTTTGCACAAGGGAACAGTGGATCACCCAGCAGGAGGAGGCCATTGGATTTGCGCCATTGGCTATGACGACACGCATTTTAACGTCCATGATCCATTTGGCGAGCTTTCGCTCATCAGTGGCGGCTATCCTTTGGCTGGTCCCAACGATGGCAAATTCCAACGCTATAGTAAGAATAATTTAAGCAAAAGATGGGAAGTCGAAGGTCCCGGATCAGGTTGGGGAATGATTTTCAAGCAATGACGACAAGTCTTGGTAAACTACGCTATTTCAAATGTATCAATGGATTTAGATCCCAATAAGTGCCAGGTATTCTTAAGTTGGCTTCCTGGCTATATGTGGATCAATGGTGCTCTTTTTTCTACCGGAGCAGCCCTTCCGCCTACTCAACACGTAGATCCAATTACTGGAGAAGTTAAACTATACGTTCGTCCATTTTTCGAGGGAGGAAGTAGTATAGGGGTGTTTCTCAGGCAAAAAGGACTAAGAGAGGCGATTGCTCGCGGAGATGTGTAAATAAAAAGCGATCCGGCTAAAGACCGCTAAACCTACCCACAGGACCCTGATCTGACCCTTGCTCATTGTACCATACTTACTCTTCTTCGCTGTCAATAATATCGTATTCCAGGCCATCGATGGTCTCAACGACTGATTTGAGATGACTATGGACAAATTCCTCTTCCCATCCCATTTCTAGCAAGAGAGCGGTTCCAATAGCCTCGATAGCCTCTGTGTGATCGTCAGTCCAGTCTCCAATTTCTACAGCATTGTCTCTGACTCTGTAGGCAGCTTGAAGAAGTTTTAGTTCCATCCCTTGGCTTTCGAGTTCTCCTGGCTGGGTACTTGCCTCTGACTCCATCGCTTTTGACTGTGCTGGATCAATTGCCGTCATAAGCGAAACACCGGCAACTGCAATGGTGGTTCGAGTTGAGTCGGTAAGGAATTGGAGGAAAGTAGCTGGCAAGCCAAACAAGACATCTACGATTCTAATTAATGAATAAGTTATCCTTGCAACGATACCAAAAAATAAGTTTCTCATGAATCTATTCATTCATTTACAGTTTACCTTAAACTTTACTATAGGTATCATCGCGCTGTACTGAACTAAAGGGATAGTCCATAACAAGATTTGAGCAGTCGACAAAATTAGCAACTCCTCTCATCGAGCCATCTTTCCATACAGCCTGCCGACCACGAGTCTTGGCGTGCCAAAATTCTAAGTCCCTACTAGCCGTTGCGTCGTCATCGCCAACAGCCCTTTTGCGAACGATCCAAACAGCGTGAGAGACGTGAGAAAGGGCGTCTGTCCCTCGAATTTGATCCATGCTAGGAGCTGGGCGCTTACCACCTTGTAGGCGCTCTTCATTCATGCCCACCCGATTCATTTGAGCCAATACAATTAAATCAATACCAAGCTCCTTAGCTGCTGTCATCAACCTGTAAGCCCTTTCTTCTAGCATCGAAGCTTCTCCGGAAGGAGCGTTGCGGTGACGAGCCAAGCAATGAAAATGGTCGACTACAGCTGCTCGCATCTCTGGGTTTTTTGCTTTCATTGAGCGAAGGTTGTTAATAACTGCATCTACGTCTGCTCCCCAAGGGGCCTCCACTAAGATCTCTCCCCCTTTCTCTTGCAATTGTCCGCAAGCATTTTGAATATATTGAGCAATCTTTTCTTTCTTATGAGACTCAGGTTGCTTTATATCGCCAACACTAGCCCAGGAAGTGTTTGGGTTGAATTTGCGAGTAGCACAAGACCATATACGAATCCAGATCTCGTCCTCGTCTAATTCAGCAGAGATAAATCCAACTTTCAAGCCCCCTGCCGCGAGCCCTACGGCTGCTTGAGCGCCTAGGATTGTTTTACCTACACCAGTGCGAGCTGCTAGAGCAAATAAGCGACCGCCGCAGAAATCTCCTCCAGGAGGGTAAACACCTCCTTCCATATCTAGGTCCATCGCGTGAATGCTTGTGCTGACTGGCTTGACTTGCTCTTTAGCGTTCAAAATTTTGTCAATCATTCCTGGCTTTCCATTGACTCCATAAAGGATGTCTGTTGAGGTTTTTGCATTCCCTTGTTGGCCTACAGATCCACGCAGCATGCCAAGGCATTCCATTAACTGGCTTTGTTGAAACTCAATGGCCTTTTCTAGCTTGGTATCAGCCTTCTGTACTTGAGAAATAGCTTGCACCATCTCATGATAAATAGCTTTTACCCGAGCCTGGCGAAGTAAGTCCAGCGCAACAGCCCACTCTGATTCTTCATTCCCGTAAGCAGACATTGCCTCAGGCGCTGTCAGGTAGCCAATGGCTTGATTAAAATCAATAATGGAAACAAACCTAGTACCTGGCTCTAGTGATTCGTGTCCATTAATCAGAGCCTCTCTGCTAATGAGTTTGACCGTTCTTTCGCCTAGATAGGTTCGATCAATTTCATTGCCAATTGCTTTAAATTCAGGAGTTGACCAGAGTGTTAAGGGAACGGCCTGGTCGTGAGATACTCCGAAAGCGACTCGCAAGGTCGACCACAGTTCTCTTGCAAGACCAGACGGAGCGTTTAGGACACGACAAAGGACTATTGCCTCTTGATCAGTAGTATTGTCTATTTCAGCTGTAGTTGTCGGCTGAACTTTTTCGATAATACGCGCCGTACCAAGAATGGTCTCGACTTCATCTTTTGCACAGTCAACTACTTTTCCTCCCTCAACAGTCAGGAGGCCCAGGTCAACAGCTTTTTGAACGTAGACAGGAAGGCTCATGGTAGATAGCGGAACTTGCGGGTGGTTTGATCGTTGCGACCTGTCCAGTGGTGAGGGACTACTGTCCCTTCTTTATGCCAGACATACGCGGTTGCATCATCTTGCTCTTCTTCTACTCTATCGAGAGCCTCCCAGTAATCCTCAGCAAGCTTGAATTCGACTTTGCTGATATCTTTGTATCCATCGTACCACTTGATCCAAAAGATTTCATCAAGATAATTGTGTTGTTTTTTGAGTTTGTTTGGTGATTTGTAAAGTTTTTCAATATTTTTGAACTTTTTATCATCTAATTCAGCCGACCAGCCAAATAAGTTACTAGCTTTGAAGTTTTTTGCAGACCACCAAGAATCAGCACCTGCCGCCATCAGGACTTCGGAAACGAAATCTGGATAGTCAGGTCTTTCTATATTTAACCTTTTGGCTTGAGTTTCTATAGCTATAAACAAGGGCAGCGGAAAAGTTCCATCAATTTTAAAATAACCTTCTGGTTTGTTTTCATTCCAGGCTTCCTTTATTTGAGCCATCGATTCCTTTTGGCTAAGGCCACTGGGTTTGCGCTTTTGCTCTTCTTGGATCTCGTCTGCTATCGATAGTTTTTCTGCTTTATCTATTCCTTCCTTGCTTGGCACGACCAGTTCCAGGCTTAGGCCATTTTGCCGTATTGCCCCGGACCTTTTCAATCTTTGCACGTTCTTAGCAAGCTTGCTGTATTCGACGCCAAGAGCCTCTGCGGCACCAGCCAGTCGTCGCGTGAGAAGTCTGGACTCTCCATCTCTGCATAAGCTTGCAAGTTGCAGCCAGGTAAGAATCAGGGCCGGACTCAGCCTGCAATAAAGCAATTCATTCGGAGCCTTGGTGAACCTGGATCGGGGCTCTTCCATGGTGATCAGCATTCTGGGGGTTCGGGGTCGATTCAGGCTATCACAGGAAGGACAAATTCGCGAACCAAAAGGACAAACTCGCGAACTAGAAAAAGGACAAACTCGCGAACCACGCTTATATGTAAAGACTTTTGTTGTTCCTTCGGAACAATGAATACTGGTATTGGTTTTTCAATGAAGAGACCAAAAGACTGGAGAATTCAAGCGAAAGTGCCCTACGAAGAGGGTGGAAGAGCCATCGGACGAGTGATCATGCACGACAGGAGTAGAGAGCCCTACCTGTGGTCGTTACTGTCAGGCACGGGTATGTGGCAACGCTGGCACTTGAACGCTTTTGCGACTTTGTACCGCGAAGAGAATATAAGGGAGTACAATGCCCAGAAGGCTCAGAAGCATCGCTGGCGAAAACGTGCTTTAGCGATGGCTCAAAAAGAACAGGAAGCGAGAAGTGTGATAGCCTGATAAGATCAACCCAAGACTCACAGAATCACGATGGCTGAGCTTCCAAATCTTGCAGGAGTCGCAACGAGAGACCTTGTCGAAACAATTGGCACTGACAGGTTCAAGGCTCCATATATCAACTGGTCTAGGACCATGAACCTTATGCGCGAGCACGCTCCAGGGTGGCTTGTAGATTATGTCCCAAATGCAGAGGGAGGTCTTCTCCACAAAGCTCCTATCGGGGGCTATGTGCTCATTCGTTTCTTAAACATGGAGACACAACAGCTAACTCCTGCATTGCCTCAAGCTGTCATGGACAATAGGAACAAATCAATTCCTTGCGACAAGATTCAAGCTCGCGACATAACGGATACTCAAAGAAGAGGCTTCTGCATGGCGGCTGCAATGCACTTTGGGCTTGCGTATGAGCTATGGGCAAAAATGCCTATGGAGAACGGCTATACTCAATCGACAGAGTCTGCTCCTGATGTAGCGAAAACAGTGACCAAGGAGGTAAATGAAGAGATGTTTCGAGAGCAAGCTCTGGAAAAAGGAGTCAACACAACTGCAATCGACGCCCTTGTTGGGATCGTCAAAGGTAAACTCGGTAACGACTTCAATAAAGGACTTAAGAGTCTTACCCTTCAAACATCAGAAGAGCTCAACAAGAAGTATGGAGCTTCCGAACAGAAAGACACCAGAGCAGGCTGGTAGTCATCTTGAGGAGGCAGTCAGTTCGTTGGCTTACTTTTTCAAAGGAATAGTAATTCAAGGGACTTGACAAGTCCCTTTTTTTGTGCGAAGGTACACGTAAATCATAAAGTTGATCAAGATCCATGGATTCAGTCACTATTTGGCTTAACTCGGCAGGTAAGAAAGCGATTAGCAGTGAATTGACATTTGAGCTTTGCTTGCAATTAGCTAAAGAAAAACGCGGCTCAAGGAAATATACAAAAATTTTAAATCGCATATGCGAAGGAAACCTTTTACTTCTTTACAAGACTGCTAAATCTTGTTCTGACAAGCGTTTGTTCGTCTGGGGGACAGAATTGAGTGTCGACTTACTACAGGCTGGCTACTTTGGTCTTCATGTTGCAGCCGAACGTTACGACACAACTAGAGGGACCAGATTCTCTACATGCGCAGTACCCTGGATACGCCAACGGTTAAGCCGTCATTTGGTCCAAAATGAGGCACGGATCTATATCCCTGAAAGGATAATGATGGAGATCTACTACCGAAGAAACCATGATGGTCAACCCAGTGGCAAGCCAGGAGCTCCTAAGTGCAAAACTAGAATCCTTGCTGCTGAAGTCGCCTCAGCTGCCTTCTTGTCTTTAGATCGTCCAGTAAGCCCTAGAGATCCTTATACTTGTTTGGGTGACTTTATTCCAGCCCCTGATGTCTCTAAAAGGACTGATTTGATTGAGTGTGATTCAGAAAAATGCAAGAGGATCATGGACAGAGCTGGTATCGATCCAAAAGTGCAAAAGCTTATGATTTCCTATTCAGAACGAGGTGTCATGAGCGCGGCTGCTTTAGATGCCGGTATTCCAATAGACAAGGCAGGCAAGCTTTACCGTGAAGCCATTGAAAGATGTCAAGATCTGGTATAATGTCAAAGCATTGAATCAGGGATCCCACCGATGGCACAAGTTAACATTTCCGGACGAATTGTCTGCAAAGAAGGCGAACCTGCTGTGACAACAAAAACACTTGGCGAGACTTATACTGTTGCTGAGTTTTCTGTCATGGACACCGAGTATTTCTATTTCAAAGGAGACGACAAACCTTCACAATTTTATCGTATTCAAGTAGGAGGGAAGCAAGCTGAACTCCTCCCCGATCGATTAGAACGTGGTGATTTTGTATCTGTTACGGGACAACTGGTTCAGCGAGTTTATAAAGACAAAACCTATTTAGACGTAAAGGATGCCCGAGTCAATCAACCTTACAAAGAACAAAAGACAGAAGAGGAACCTCCTTTCTGATTCGACTTCCTGATACAATGAGGGGCCAAGAGCCCCTTTTTTTTATGGCTTTTAATTTAAACCCAAAAGAAGCCGAAGACTGCTCGTCTGGAACTGGCCTTTTGATTGATGAAACGCCAAGACTTACCGTAGCTGTCATACGTCCGTTGGTATGGGCTGCTTTGCTCTATAGGACAGGTACAAGGCCTTCCGAAATAGTTGCTATGGCTTCTGTTTTATGTAGCCAGGAGGACTTAAAGATAGCCAATTGGGAGGAAGCAGAGGCGGGGGAGACTCGCTCCTGGGCGGAAGTATGTGCAGAAGAAGTGCTAGGAGAAATGCTTGCTACGGGCCTCTGTCGTTACAATATGACAGAAGATTTATGGGTCCTCTCTGTAGGTGAAAACAAGCGCAACGTTCCTGTCGTCATAGCCGCCGTATCTAGTCTTAACGCTGAACTGCCAAAGCATTTTCTGCTAGACATGGCGAGGGAATCTTGATGGCAAAGCATGAAAAAAGTCGAAGGTCTAAGCGGAAACGCCAGGATCGCGAGTATGAACAGTGGCTCAAAGAACAAAGAGAAGAAGGACCTAACGATAAAACTGGCGAATTTGTTGTTCTTCTTTGGCCAGACATGGTCAAGACCAAACCAATGAACTGGAATCAGGCGGAGAAGATTTGGCGCAATCACTCTGATCGGGCAATGATCTTTTCTAGTGAGGATTTTACGTCGGCAAGAAGGAAGAGAGGGCAAGATGAGAATTCTTAAAGATGGTTCTATGAAGATGAAGCCTTCTGCTCTCAAGCATGTTGAGTGGATGTCTCAGGATCCTCTGCCAATGCGTTCATTCAGAAAAGGAACAAATATTAAGGCTTATGTCGGGACTGGATGGGAAAAAGGACAAGTGGTATCTTGGTCAAAGGAGGGAGTTACAGTCTTCCTTCCCCGTAAAAACAAATCAGTTTGCATACGGGATAATAGAAACATTCGAGAGGAATCTGACAAGTGACCCACGATCCAATCAATCGCCCATCCCACTACGCCGAGGGTCGCATGTTTGAACCAATCGACGTTATCGAAGATTGGGAGCTGAGTTTCGGATTAGGTAACTCTTTAAAATATATCAGCAGAGCCGGAAGAAAATCTAATGATGCTTTGGAAGACCTATACAAAGCCCAATGGTATATAAATAGAGAGATTTCTAAATTAGAACACCAACAAAAAATAGAAGAAAGCCTTTCTGGTTTAGCTAGAAGAGCTCAAGGTCTTTTTTCTGTTAACTATCAAGACATTTTGGACTCCTTCGATGACGACTTGATTGATGATAATCTGCTTAACGAATATGGCGTAAGAGACGCGGATCCGAAAGGTTTTGATCGCGATGAGCTCTGGGATCCCACTCTTGGGCCTATTGAGACATGACAGCCCTGGCATACTGACGCTGACTATTGTCTCGTCTGGTGTATTGTGGAACTAATTACTGAACTAAAAGTCAATATGCCTCTGTTCTCAAAGGCCCGTCCAAGGGTTACGAGCAGGGGCACTTTTATGCCTGCTGACTACAAGAAAAAGCAGAAAGAAATGCTGCGCCAAATAAAAGAACAGTACCTTGGAGACGTCCTAGAAGGGCCTCTAAGGGTCGAGATTGAGATCTATGGTGAAGGCCGTGCAGATGGAGACAATATTATTGGAGCTTTGTTTGATAGCGTCAGCGGAGTAGTCTGGAAAGACGACAGGGTGAGTATAATACCTCAGCTTGAAGTCGTATGGACCAAAGCGCCTAAAGCTGAATCGCTATGGATCATAAAGGTCTATCGGATATAATGAAGAGACTTGCAGACTTATTTTGGCGGAAATCTGCTACAACCAGAGCGAATTTGATTACAGACGCGAAGAGGGGGTTAACCAGTCATCATTGAAAAAGATCCTGGACAGCCCTGCTCACTACCAAGCGGCTAAAAAGAATAGGCTGATACCTACTCCAGCGATGGAGATGGGAACAGCTGTTCATTGCCTGTTATTGGACGGCGAGGAGGCTTTCAAGGCTCAGTACGTGATGAAACCTGCAGAAATAAAATTAACGACTAAGGAAGGCAAAGCCTGGAAAGAAACTGTTGGCAGGAAAAGAGTCTTGACCGTAGGAGGGAAGGATGATCCTTGGAACAGTGTCCAGGGAATGGCTAAGTCTTTGTCTCGGTTGTCCTACTATCAAAACACTGGGGCTGAGTACATTAAGCGAAATGAAGTTTCCGTGTATTGGGAATGGGAAGGAGTTAAGTGCAAGGCTCGTCTTGACAGTGTACTTTTAGATGAAGGATTAATCCTGGACCTTAAAACAACAGACAGTGTGGAGGTAGATCTGTTCACTAAAAAAGTTATAGGACTCGGTTATGACTTCCAAGCGGCTTTTTACGCGAAAGCAGCTAGTGTTGCCTACGGAAAGCCATTTAAGTTTATGTTTACTTGCGTCGAGAGGAGGGATCCTTACACGGTTGACTTGTTCGAGGTTGATGAGGACATGATGGAAGAAGGTCTCGCGAAATGCGAGGCAGCTCTAAGGCTTTACAAGACCTGTTCAAGTTTATCTGAATGGCCAAGTCGCGATCCCAAGGTACACAGCCTTTCTTATCCGTCATGGTATAAATTTTATGATATAGTTGAAGAGCCAATTGAGGATGTATTTTGATGAATCGTGAACAACACACCGCCACATTAGTAAGCATCACTCCGGAAGCGGAGCAGCAAATTGTCAAAATGGCCAGGGTTTCCAATCCAGCCAATCAGAACAATATGGCTACGGCTCCCAAGCTTATCAAATACTTGCTAACCCATGAGCATTGGTCACCATTGGAAATGGCGAGTATGCAGGTCGAGATCCAGACAACTAGAGCAATTTCGGCCCAAATTATCAGGCACCGCAGTTTCAGTTTTCAGGAGTTTAGCCAACGATACAGCAATGTAGACCTGCTTAAATCAATTGGACTACCCCATCTTCGACGGCAAGACTCCAAGAACAGACAGGCCAGTCATGATGATTTGGATCCTGAGATGGTTGATCTTATGTACAAGCAAATAAGAGGGCTGTATCATAACAGTTTTGATTACTATGAGTATTTATTAAGACAAGGTGTGGCAAAAGAGTGTGCCAGATCTATCTTGCCCTTAGGGACTCCCACAAAACTTTTTATGAGTGGCACTATTCGATCTTTTGTCCATTTCTGTAAAGTTCGTTGTGGAGTGGAAACCCAACTCGAACATCGAATGATTGCGGATTCAGTAAAAGACATTCTGAAAGAAAACCTTCCATTCGTTCATGAAGCGGCTTTTTCAGAGCCTTGACCAATTGTGTGGTATGCTTGACTTAAGAGCATCCTGCTCTAAGGAGTTGTCGCACTCCTTTCACTTTAAAACAAGAATCTCGAAGAGACGGTTATGCATAAAAGAGGGCGTGAGAAACCCTCTTTTTTTATGATCTTGGCATACTACGACGACGAGATGTCACACTATGACTAAAGAGTGGAAGGAGGTAAAGGCTACGGTCAACCCTGGTCCTGTCTGGAACTATCAAAGAGGCTACAGGGTTCGTGAAGCCGGAAGACATGAGGATGAAAAAGCTTATAGAGCGTTTCAATTTTATCTAAATTCTGGCAGCAATAGAGCTCTTTCGTTAACAGCTGAAGCCTGTGGAAATAGCGCCGCTACGGTGGCTAAATGGTACGACATTTACTGCTGGTCAAAACGTTGTGCAGCTTATGATAGACAGCAAATGGCGATTACTTTTAAAGAGGTAAACGCCGCAGAACGCAAGCGTCATCGCCAAAACATTCAAGATTTTCGCCAGTCCAACGAGGACCAGGCCAGGATGATGATGGATGTCAGCTCTGACTTGATGAATATAATTCAAAAACGTATTCAAAAAGCAGAAGAAAATGACGAAGACATTCCAATGGGTCTCGTCTCAGGTCTGATGAGAGCAGCATCGAACATTTCAGATGCTGGCAGACAGGCTTGGGCAACCTCTCTAGGGGTCAGTGAATTAATGCAAGTTGTCGATCAAGAACTAGAAGAAGCTGCTACTATAGAAGAGGCGGATGTTTACGAAATCCCTCTCGACGAATAATGGCAACTAAAAAAGGCAACGACTTTCTCGAAAGGGCGGCATCAGGGCAAGGTCTCGTAAAAGAGATTAAGCATAAAAAAGCTGAAAAAGGCCCTGGCCGGGAAGTAGTCTTGTGGAAATTCATCCGCAAGGTATTCCCTCAGTACAAATTCTACAAATTTCATGCCACAGCAATTGAGCAACTCCAGCAAGTCATTGACGGAAAATGCAATCGACTTATACTTCAAGTCCCGCCGCGACATGGAAAAAGCCTCCTTGCATCGCAGTTGCTTCCTGCTGCTTACCTTCTTGCTCATCCCGACCGTTATGTGGGTATCAGTTCTTACTCCGCAGAGCTGGCGGAAGGATTTTCTAGGAAGGCGCGAGACTTCTTCAAGGAAGGCGGTGGACTTCTGAACGAAAGCAGCAAAGCTGTTAATGCATGGGGAACAGAAGAAGGGGGTGGTCTATGGGCCGCTGGTGTTGGAGGCGCAATCACTGGCCGTTCTGGGCACCTCCTTATTGTCGACGATCCAGTCAAGAACCGCGAAGACGCAGAATCTGACAGGATCATGGACAAACTTAATGACTGGTACACTTCAACCCTTTATACCCGTCTAGAGCCTCACGTAGGGGCCATCGTAATCATTCAAACTAGATGGTCTGAAAATGACATGATCGGACAGTTAATGGAAAACGAAAAGAATGTCTCTGAAAAGGGTAGAGAAAATTGGACAATTGTTGATTTACCAGCCCTTTACGAAGATCCTGATGATCGACCTAAATTGCCAGACCACTGTCCAGTGATATCTGATTGGCGGACAGAAATAGATGAGCCCCTTTGCCCTCAGAGATATGATTCTGACGCTCTTGCAAGAATTAGAGAGGCTATCGGGTCAAGAGACTTTGCTTCTCTGTATCAGCAAAGGCCAGCTCCAGAAGGTGGTAACATGTTTGCTCCAGATTGGTGGAAATATTACGGCTGGGACGCAATTTTGCCTGAGTTTCAGAGAATCATCTTGTCTGTTGACTGTACTTTTACCAATGCAAAAAAAAGCGATTATGTAGTCGGAGTTGTCGTAGGCCAGGCCGGAAACTCTTTCTATTTGTTGGATTTAGTTAGAGAAAAACTTGATGTTGTTGGCACTATGGCCATGATCGGAAGGCTTTACGGCAAGCACGCATTATCAGGTTGCGTGATTGAGCTTGCAGCTTCTGGATACGCAGTGTTTCAGATGATGCAGAAGAAAGTTCCTGGCCTGATTGGCTTTAGGCCTGAGAAAAGTAAAGAGGCTAGAGCCGCTGGAATTGTGCCCCTGGTAGAGGCAGGAAATGTCTACATTCCGGCAAGTGCTCCATGGCTTGATGCTTTTATCAACGAGTTTTCTTTGTTTCCAGCTTCAAAAAACGACGACATGGTGGATGCTTTGACAATGGCTATAAACTATTGCGCTCAAAGGTCCGTGCCTCAAATGACAACTGTTACCTGGGGAAGGGGTGATAAAGTATTACCAAACGTGTCCCAATACCGAGCATGGTAAGTTGGCTGTAAAGCGATAATTGTATGGCTCGGCGTCCCGCTAAGTTCAGAATGAACAAAGAGCAACAAAAGCTTGCGTCAGATAATCTAAACTTAGCCAGAAGAGAAGCCTGGAGAATTCAAAGGACAACAGGTATTGACTACCATACTCTCGAATCTGTGGCTTTTGAAGGATTGTGCAAGGCTGCTTATAGATACGACCCAGAGAGACCTCATCCTGTTACTGGTAAGAGTATGAAGTTTTCAAGTCTTGCAACCCCCACGATCAGAGGAGAGCTTTTGCATTGGGTCCGTGATCGAACCTATGCTTTGAGGTTGTCACACAAGATGAGAGAGCGCTGGGTCAAAGGGCGCAAATTGCTGTATAGAGGTGCGAGTGATATCGAAATAGCAGAAGAGCTTGAGATAGATCGCCAAGAGTGGCAGGAAATCCGTAAAGTTTGCTCTGGTCCTCCTCTTGAGCTTAAGGAACAGTCTAAGCCAACAGAGGCCTTGGAAGCTAGTGAGATCGACTTTGGTGCTATGTACCTTGACCTAGCAAAGAGTGCTCTTAATACCTTGGACAGTCATGTAGAAGTGTTACAGCAGCTTGAAATTTATCTTAGCGGAACAGGCTCTCGACTCCCGACGAAAGCCGTTGATGAACTTTTAGCCGCAGCTGGTTGCAGAACTACTAACTGGAGCGAGACTGACATTGACCTAATAGAAGGTTATGAGAGCATCGGCCCTAACAGGTCTCAAGGTTCTTTATTCTGATATAATCACTGCATGGCAATCACTACACGAACCCTTCAATCGATCAAGGCAGCTCCCCTGTCTACTGTTGTCGAGAGTCTTGGAGGAAAGGTTAAGCGTGTTGGCAACGAATTCATAACACAATGCCTTTGGCATGAAGATACGAATCCATCTCTGACGATCAGCGATCAAAAAGGATTTTGCTTTTGTCATGTGTGTAGAGAAGGTGGAGATGTCATTGACTATGTGCAAAAGCGCAAAGGAATGAACATGAGAGACGCTGCCGAATTGGTAGCGGGTATTCACAATATTCCTTTTGAGACTGATGACGAAGACTCTGAACAAGCTAGAGCCAGGAAGGTGCTTTTTGCTAAAGGATTAGAGCAAGCCAAGAATGTTCAAGAGCAGTATCGGAATAACTGGAAAGACCCGAGAGCTGATCGCGTTCGCCAGATATGGCTTGATCGAGGGCTGACCAAAGAGTCTTCTGCTGAGTTCCAGATTGGCTATGCCCCCAAAGGGGAATTTGCCGGTCGAATCACGATTCCTATTTACGATTACAAAGGTCGATTAGTTGGTTGGACGGGTCGCAAAACAAAGGAAGAACAGATCGCAAAATACAAAAACAGCGCAGATAGTGATATCTTTCACAAAAAGCAATTAGTCTTCAACGAGCAGCGTGGCCTTGAGTTCGCTAGGGAGGCTGGCTGTCTTGTTTTTGTGGAAGGACATTTGGACGTAGTGAGTATGTGGCAGGCCGACATAAAGAATGTAGTAGCCATACAAGGAACCGGAGCCCCAGACATTACTGTACTGAAAAGGCTTTCGCGCAGCGTCAAGAATTTTGTCTTGTGTTTCGATGGTGATGCCGGAGGTGCAAAAGCCGCTGAGCAGTTCATCTCCGTTGGCGGCCCCATGGCTCAGGCTGGTGAGATTAATATCAGTGTCGCAATCCTTCCGCACAAAAAAGATCCCGACGACTTAATAAGGTCTGGAGAAAATTTGTATAGCTTCATAGCAAGTGCTCCCTCTTGGTTGGACTGGGTTATCGATGCCTGGGCGGCTGATCTAAATAAAGACGATGCTTCGATGATAACGGAAGTCGAGAAACGTCTTCGCACGCTTATAAACGGACTGCAGTCAAGGGCCTTAAGAACTCACTATATTGACAAGGCAGCCAGGACTTTATCTACCAGTGACAAGGAAGCGGAAAAAATTAGCAGGCAGTGGGGTAGCGCAGAGTTTCATCACGAGGTAAAGTCTTGGTCTCCGAGAGAACCCTACGATATAAGACTGGCAGCTGAGCGTAGGCTGCTGAGGATCTTTGTTCATCGTCAGGAGCAAAGAGAATCCTTGGCCCCTCTGGTCGAGAAGATTACCAACCCGGCCATGAGATGGCTCTGGCAGCGCTTGAAAGAGCTTCAAGAGTGCTCTGAGATAGATCTTACCCCGCATAGCGCTATGGCTGTTGTAGCCGTAGCGGAGCCGCACTATATGCAGCAACTGAGAACTTTGATAAGGCCAAACGTCTTAGTCGATGACAGCCCAGGGGTGCTTGCACACTTGTCAGATATAATGGGTAGAGAAATCGATCCCCACTGTGACGATGAGTCTGACTCCGATTAGCCATTTAAAGGAAGAAGTTTTAGCGTTTTACGAAGAACATGGGTCCTATCTAGGCGCAGCAAACGCTCTTCATTCTAAGTATCCATACTTAGCAAAGCCGAATCAGCTCAGGTCTTACATTAAAACCGAGTTGACAATGGTAGAGCCTGATCTTGAGATGATTGCGGAAACAGTTCGACTGGCTAAGCAAAATCAACAACTGTCTGATAAGCATCGAATTCAAAGTAAATCATTTAGAGATCATGCTCGTTTAGAAAATGCAGTCTCTTCTTATAGTGAAGCAATTCTTGAAGAACTTCAAAAACACGGAGAAAAATTATCTGAATCTCCAAAATTCAGCTCTATTTTTGATCCATCTGCATCCGTGGTAGTCGCGCACCTTTCTGATAACCACTTTAACGAGCTTGTAAATCTCCCCACCAACAGGTTTGATTTCGAGGTAGCAGCCAAACGCCTTAAATTATTAGCTGAAAAGATCAAGCTTCAAGGTAAAGCTCATAAATCGCAAAGAGTAGTGGTTTTCTTTGGAGGCGACCTTATGAATAGTGATCGACGACTGGATGAGTTACTGGCCATGAGTACTAACAGAGCTAGAGCTACGCTGTTAGCAGTTCATTTGTACAAACAGTTCTTGCTGGATCTTAGGTCAGATTTTTTTGTTGATTGTTTTGGGGTTACCGGCAACGAGTCTCGTGTCAAGGATAATCTCGGTTGGGTTGATGTAGTAGCTACTGATAGTTATGACTTTACTATCTATAGTATGTTGCAAGCGCTTTTTGAGGCGACCAAAGACAAGGGTATGCGTTTCCATGATTTTGAAGCTAACGAGGTAGTCTTTCGCATTCATAATCAAGTATTCTTAGGGATTCATGGGCATCAGCTCAATGCCACCGATCAAAAAGCAGTTCAGGCTATGATCGGCAAATATGCGTCCAAAGGAATCAACATCACTCATGTCCTTTGTGGTCACATCCATAGCACTATTGTCTCTGACTATGTTTCTAGAAATGCTAGTCTTGTTGGGTCTAATTCCTACTCGGAAAAGGCCTTGAATTTTGCTTCGAAAGCAGCTCAGAACATTCACATCGTAACTGTTAACGGACTTGATGGGGTAAAATGTGATCTTCAAGAGGTTGCGCACGTTGAAGGCTATGATATCATTGAAGAACTAAACAACCACGGAGCTCGAAGTGCGGATACTGCGCACGAAGCAATGACAAAACCTGAAACAATTATTCGCGTTATCGTTTGATTTTTATGAAGAACGTCTACATCTACACTTTGCCAAATTGCAAGTGGTGTGACAAAGCCAAGCAGTTGTTTTCACTGTTAGAGGTAAACTACACAGAGATATGCGGAAAAGTTGAGGCTCATCCAACTGTTCCATATATCGAAATAGATGGCGAACCTGTAGGTGGCTACACCGAATTGATCGCTTATTGCCGTAATCTTTAACATTAATGAATTCACTTCTGATTCTGACTTCGGTCTTTTTGCTCGCCATGCCTATTAGAGGATCATTGGCTTCGCCTGCAAAAGAAATCAAAAAAGAGGGGGAGACTTCTGCCTTTTGCCTCAACCCTGCCTACCTACCTGTTCACGTAAAGCTAAGTCCTCTTGCTGACCTTGTCGCTAGAGGGGAAGGTGACTACAACTCCGTCAACAGAGGATATGCTGGAGACACTCCTGGTGGAATACAAACTCTGACGGGTTTATCTTTTGAAGATTACACTGTTGGACAGGTTATTTCCTACCAAAAAAGTTGGTTACATGCTGTGGGAAGGTATCAGCTAATCCCATCAACTTTTCTATTTGCGGTTAAGTACTCAAGTGTTAGTGTTTTCGACAAACTAACACCAGAAATCCAAGACAAACTGATGGCATCCTTGATCTTGTATAAACGTCCAGCTATTGGGCAGTATCTTAAGGGAGAACATAACTCTTTGAACTGGGCAATGGACGAAATGGCCAGAGAGTGGGCTTCCGTCGAGTATCGGAATGGACGCGGCTATTACGACAACATTGCAGGCAATCGTGCCTCTATAACGAGAGCAGAGCTCAGAGGCACTCTACAGGCGATCAGGAAGAATTGGCATTCTGTGATATGAGATAGTACCTATTTATTTCGACTTGTCTCGGTATCAACCAATGTATGGATCCTATCTCCTTTTAGTCCTTTTTGTCTGTTCTTTTGCCCTTTGGCCGGAAGAAACAGCTAATGCTCTAAGATCTGCATCCATGAAGATTCAGATTTATTATGTCAATTACAAAATGAAATACATGGCTTGGAGAATGTACCATTCACTAAAGGCGCTGTGTCGAGAGTCGAACTTCCCAGAGCCTGGCCCGTTTCGATTTGTTGACATCTGGGACAGAGAGCCTCTCGACTGATATACTAGAAAACAATCACCTTCATCTCGTGGCACTTTACTCCAATACGTCTAACCACAAGCCTGGACCTAAAAAGAAAACTTCCATTGGCAATGGAAATCGCAAAAGCGGAAGCTTTGATGTCAAAAGTCAGAAACCATACAAAGGGCAAGGTAAATGAATTCGTTTTTTGTATTGAAACCATTAATCATCTTCTGAATCATGACCAAGGAACACCGCTGCCGCAATTGCACCTGCAAACCATGCGATTATCTTGAATTAACTGATGATCTGTATATCGAAACCGATTCTTCGCCATTAGGAAGCCAGCAGGAAGAATACTTAGCTAACTTAGCTAAGAGCTTCAAAAGCAAGTAAGCGCCATGTTGAATATGGTCAACATGTCGATCCTTTTTCTGCTTCTTCTTTGCACAGGTATCGAATACGCACATTTACAGCATCATTTGTCAACAGAGGAAGCCGAAATCTCAAATCACGAATACAGGTAAGAGGGGCCGCTTAGGCCCTTTTTTGTGGTACAATTTTCAGGTACACTACCCCTGCGTGCAATTAGTTTATGTCAGAATTTCGACCCACTGCCCCTTCCGCTGAAACCGTTTTTTACAGAACTTACAGTCGCCGAAAAGAAGATGGGACTCGCGAGAATTTCCAAGAGGCGATGCTCCGAACAGTTAATGATCTTGCCGAAATCGGAAAATATTCTCAAGAAGAGTATTCATTAGTAAGAGAGCAAGCTTTGGCACAACATTCTTTCCCTTCTGGGCGAGCGTTTTGGGTTGCAGGCACAGATTGGAGCAAGAAACAAGAAAACTTCAGCGGTTACTACAACTGTACTTCGACTCATATTGAGGACTTGGCCGCGTTTGGACTGCTTGTTGACCTTGCGATGCAAGGCTCTGGGACCGGTGCCGTACTGGAAGAGCACGTTATTAGCAAGCTCCCCCCTGTTACTCGCACCCTTCGCCTCAAATCTGTTAGTAAGGTCGGTCAGGTAGCTGGCCTTTCTCATACCAAGTGTATTTGGGATGATAATTCCATCCATATTCGTGTAGGTGATTCACGAAAAGGATGGAAGGATGCGTACATGGCCCTCTTGCACCAGGCCACCAGCGTCTTAAGGGATACAGACTGTAATGTTTATGTCGACCTGTCCCAGATCCGTCCTAGCGGCCAGAAGCTCAGGGGCTTTGGTGGAACAGCCAATCCCGTTAAACTGCCATCATTGTTCGGAAGGGTAATAGACATCCTCAACGGTGCTGTTGGCCGTCAACTCACAAGTGTTGAAGCTTGTTTATTGATCGACGAAGCTGCTACTTGCATCGTCGCTGGGAATATCCGACGCAGTGCTGGTATGCGTCAGTTTTCTGAGACGGACAATGAAGCTGCGATTGCCAAACTTGGCCTTTACGCCCAAGACGAAGAGGGGAATTGGCGCGTAGATCCTAAGAAAGAGGCTCTTCGGATGGCTAATCACACTCGTTGCTATCACCATAAGCCTTCATATCAGGAGGTTGAAGCTGCTGTTCGTATGCAGTTTGAGTCAGGAGAAGGGGCTATTCAGTACGCGCCTGAGGCGGTTGCCAGGGCTAACGTCGACATTTTACGGAACGCTGATCGTAAAAAGACTTTCCTGAAAGCATATTCTGATACTGGTGGCCATCGCAATTATGCAAAAGGAGTTATTAGGACTTATGCCGAGATGGATGGCCTTCAGCTCACAGAGCGTGAGTTGAATCATCGAATGGATCGCTACGGTCTTAATCCTTGCGGCGAGATCATTGGGCGTGATTTTCACTGTAACCTTGCGGAAGTTCATCTTAATACCATTGATTCGTTAGACAATGAGGCCCAGGAAAAAGCGTTCTACGCTGCAGGATTACAAGTTGCAGCCTTACTCCAGCACGAGTTTGCGGAGGAGAGATACAGATACTCTCGGTCGATCGATCCAATCGTTGGCGTTTCTTTCACTGGCTTTTTTGATTTCATGGTGCATGCTGGCGGCTTCGGTTGGCTAGAGTGGATGATGGGAGGAAGAAAGGGGACTCGATCATGCGCTATGTATGAAGCTCTCGAGATTGAATTTCTTCAGAGGTGGAGAAGAGCAGCAAGGAGAGGCGTTGAGGACTACTGTGAAAAGCATGGCATCAGGAAGCCCAATCGAATCACGACCGTTCAACCCGCAGGAACCAAAAGTCTTCTGACAGGTGCTTCCTCTGGATGGCATCCCCCAAAATCCCAACGTTTCATTCGTCGCATCACTCTTGGTGTGAAAGATCCACTGGTCCCAACTCTTTTGGAGAAAGGGTTTAGTGTAATTCCTGCGCAATCCGCTCGTGACGAGTCTGGGAACTTGCTCGATGATATTTCTGACCTTAGGGTTCAGGAAGTGTTGGTTGAAATTCCAACAGAGGTTAGCTGGGCTAATATCCCCGGCTGTGATGATTTCGATTTAGCCGACCTGCCTGTGGAATCTCAGTACGGCCTCTATATGCAAGTCCAAAATTACTATACTGACCACAACACTTCCGCAACTATTGAGCTGCGAGAGGATGAAATCGAAACCCTTTCTAAATTGATTTACAATGACACAAAGAACGACAAAAGCTACATTTCTGTCGCGCTTCTTGCTCGCTTTGATGTCAGTGGTGGGACTTTCCCTCGTTTACCCTTCGAGCCTATTGATAGAGACACCTACCGAAGACTCTCCGCCATCCAGCAAGCCGTAGAATCTGATCAAGACTTCCTGGAGATTTTAAACACATACGACTCCAAGGATTGGTCAATCGAATCAGTTGCTGGCTGTACAAACGCTGCTTGTATTGCGAAGGCTGAAGCGGATGAGAGGAACGGCCTGTGAGTTGGAACAGTGCTCACGTAAATGAGGTAACTTATCCAGATCACAAAGATTTGGAGCAAGCCCTTGGTAACTTTCGGCAACAATTCATCTGGTATCAGCAACAAATAAAGTACCGTAAAAGAGGAATCGATACAGCCCCAGTAGAAGATGCTTGGGCTGCGTTCCTTAGGCTTCGTAAGAAGTATCACCTGAATTAAAAATCAACGTTATGGCTACTATTGTCGACTATCAGATCAGAATGTACTGCCGCCAAAACGGGTTAGTAGAGCCTTTTGATCCTGATATGATCAATCCAGCCTCAATTGATGTCACACTCGGTCCAATTGTTAAAATTGAAAATGATCATGGAGACTTCACTGAATTTGACATCTCTAGACAAACGTTTTGGATGCCACCTGGCTGTTTTGTTCTCGCCTCAACAGCTGAATGGGTACGAGTCCCCGTGTCAATGGAATCCGTATTCCAACTTAAATCTTCACGCGGTAGGGAAGGTTACGAACACGCATTGGCAGGGTACATTGATCCGGGCTTCCACGGTAGAGTTACGCTTGAGCTGTCTAACCTTAGACGATTTAAGGAGATTCCTCTTGCAGCTGGCATGCGTATCGGGCAATTACGGTTCTCAAAGCTTGACAGTTCTCCTGTAAAGCCTTATGCCTTGACAGGCAGATATCAAAACGACTCAGGGGCTCAAGAGAGCAAAGGTTGATTTAAGCCCTTCGGGGCTTTTTTATTGTGTCGTTACCAGAACTAAGGGTTCAGGCATCCTATTTGAAGGGAAGCGAGACGCTTAACTTATTTTCTTTTATATTAGGCGCGATGCCTACCATTGCAGCGATTGCTATGTCTTACGGAATCCAGCATCCAATCAATGATCCATCTTTAGTCAGTTACCATCGCCCGGAGCTAACTAGACTGCTTCCGCAACTAGAGCAGGCGCATGATTGCTGGACTCTATTTAACTCTGATGGCTTAGGGAAAGCCAAAGAAAAATATCTCCATCGTGAACCAGCAGAGCCTAACCCTGCCTATATATCGCGCCTTGATCGCTCTACCTATACGCCTATCTACAGGGACTCAATCCGGTCCTATGCAGGACTGCTGAGCCGTTTTCAGGTTATAGATGCTCCTCCAAGCATGGAATCCAACGATGACGACGTTGATCTGCAAGGCTCAAGCATGCAGAGCTTCCTGACAATGGTTGACGAAATGGTACTGCGTGATGGGGGTGGTTACATTATGGTTGACATGATGCCAGATAATGCAGCTGGTAATTTTTTCGATCAAATGAATGATGGCCGTCATCCTTATCTTCTGAGCATAAAGCGTGCAGATGTTATCAACTGGAATGTAAGCTACGACCGAGGCATTGAATTAGTAAATCGTGTTACGGTCAGACAGCTAAGAAGCGCTCCTGACCCCGAAGGAGAATTCGGATGTAAGGTTGAGCCTATTTATTACGTTCTGACGCCTGGCCTAGTTGAGACATACAGGATGGTTAAGACGGACGTAAACCGCTGGTCAAACCAAAAGATTGACGAAGTAGAAACCAGCTTGCCTATCATTCCCGTTGTATGGTATGGAGCCACTACTAATCGATTCGCTCAAGGAGATTTACCAATGGATGGCTTAGCCGAGCTAAGCATTCAGCACTTCCAGATGCGCTCTGACCTGGCCGAACTGCTCCACAAATGCGCAATGCCCGTTCCTGTTCGTAAAGGTGCTCCAGTAGGTCCTGACGGAAAACCTGCTCCATTGGTTTTGGGGCCTAACACTGCTGTGGACCTAAGTGCTGAGGGCGGCGACTTTACTTTTGCGGAACCTACAGGTCGGTCTCTGGAGCGTCACCAGTCAGAAATTAAGCATGTAGAGGAGTTGATGGATCGAAGTTCTCTCAATTTCCTTTACGGGGCGAATGTTAAGACTGCGACCGAGGCGTCCCTTAGGGCTTCTCAGGTGACATCTAGTGTTGCCGCCCTGGTCCGCAACAAAAGCGCGATGTTTGGGGTCGTCATGCGTCTATGGGCATGGTATGCAGGGGAGCAATCATCAATTACAGCAGAATCGGGCTTGGCTATCAATGATTCTTTGATCAGCAAGCCTATAGAGGCATCTGAGATCGCTCAGTTGGTCAATCTTTACAACAATGGCTTGATGTCTAGGGTTACGGTCCTTGATGAGCTGCAGCGAGGTGGAGTCATCGACCCTGACTTGCTAGTGTCTGATGAAATCCAGCGCATAAGCGAAGAGGAGCCCGCTATCAGTCCTGATATTGAGCCCGTAGTTAAGCAAGACGCAGAGGAAGAGGCCGAAGTTATTGAGAACACCCTGTGATCCTTTAAGTATAAAAACTTACGGAAGATCTTAGCCAGGTCTTCCTATGGTATGATTGTATATCTTGACGATTAACAAAATGATCGCAGAAGCTGACAGTGTTGTAGCGCGTTTCAAGTTCTTCAGCGATCGAGCCTCGGAATTTTCCGAAGGAGAAAATCTTGTCATGGAAATAAATTCTCTTAGCATTGAGGAGGTGTACATGTTTGTTAAAGAATTTGAAGATGCGATAGAAGATGCTTGCATCTTGGTCAATGGGACAAAAGTCGTCTACTTGTCGGACTACACTTACGACACATAATCACAGCTTAGTCACAATGCTGAACACGAATAAAAGAATCAGATCTCCCGGAGGAAGTTTTGTCTACGAAGTGCAAGGCCCTGCTTGCATCCTGTATGACAGAAACGAGCTGCCTTGGCCATCTTGCTCCCTTCAGTGGAAAGGCAAGCAGCCGTCATGGAACCGGCAAGGACGCAGGCTTGTTCCCGACATGGCAGCATCCCGATGTCATGCATATTCTGTAAAGGCTTTTGACCTTTGGGGAAGCTCCTGGGAGCAAGTCCTGGTGATGTATGATTTCCGCCTTACTCGCGAGGAGAAAGACTGGTGGTATTGGCGGTACAAGCCAAGTCAAGAGCCGCCTAACTATGAAGAAATCTGAATCGCCCTTGCGCGGAACCAATTGGTCTATTATCTTTGACAAGAGGCCAGACCTCATACCACCTGGATATCAGGAACTTCTCAACCAAATCAGACAGGACAAAACCAATGAACAGAATGAGGAAGATGGAAAACGCATGCCGAGTCTTGGCTCATCACATTGAACATCTAAAGATGGAAGAGAGTGTTTACCAAGAGCTAAAATTCTTGAGGGACGAGTTCTCTTGTATGCTGTTAGACGAACGCAATCAAGAAGAGTTGCTAGAAGACTTCCACAACTCCAATCAAATCAATTAGATGATTAAAACAATGACACGTCCACGCTCGAATCGACCATTGACTCAGTTTGCAGTCAACAACCTTATCAAGTTCATCAAAAGTAGTGACCCTGAGGTTTTTACGAAAGAAGAAGGAAACACCACTGTATCTATCCACAAAGACAAGAGGACTGGGAAGTTTACTTTTCAAGTCTTTTTATTCCAAGCTTCTATCTTTGAACTAGATGAAGAATGTATTACCGTAAGGAATGGAGGATTCTTCGATTCTACCGGACGACCAACTCGCACTACTAGAGAACGATTGAATGGACTTCTTGACGCGGCAGGAGGACTGGGGGTTATCCCTAAAGGAGTCAGGGTATTCCTAACAGAAGAAGAGTGTCTAATCGGTTCAGGGTCCAATACCAGTCCTTTTCAGGACGGTATCCCCGATCGAATCATCGTGAGAAAGAAGGGAGAGCTGCTAATGCTATGAATCAATAATTACTACAAGAGGTAGACTAAAGTACGTTGGATGCAGCAAGACTGCATCGCAGATCGATCTGGTTTCAGCAACGGGAAGCCAGACACTGTGTTCCAATCAACATGAACATCCTGAATATCCTTCGCAAAAGCCAGGAAAAGGAAGCTCGACTTGCCCGAGCAAAAATGGTTATGACTAAAACCAAAACTGGCATTGACTATACGTCGGCCCATCTCGCTCCTACTATTCTAAGTAACCCCAAATGCGTTTATAGAGGAGTTAGCTACACTAAGTAACACAAAGCCCTTCGGGGCTTTTTTATTGCTTCCATAACATAAGCTAAAAAGAGTAGCTTTTATAGCAATAACCGTGGCAGACTGAAGAGTCGCTAACTTAAGATGACTCTTTCCTTTTTGATTATTTCCTTGGTTTGCCTCGCTGTACTAACCCCTGGATGGCTGCTTAATCCATGAGCAATGATAGAATAGACGGAACAATCAGACAGTACTATGCCTATCTTCTGTAAGTTGACTATCGAAGCGGCTCACAATCGTCGAGTACAGGCTGGGCTTGAAAAGAATGAAAACCTTTGGACTGACGAGGCTGGATATGCAGTGATGCCTTATGGATTAAATGATTATATCAAAGCAACTATTGAGGCTGACTTCGGGGCTTATGACATGAGAGGGATCGATTACGTTGCCGAACTGCTTGAATGCCTCCCTGTTGACATTTATTGCGCCTACATCGAGGATTAATTTTTGCTAGAAGCTTTTATCACTGGAGTCGCTTTAGGGTTAGCCGCTCTCGCTACTGGTATAGTAAGTGGTATGATCTATCAAATCACCATAGAGGAAGACTTTTGAACAGGATATACGAGGTTACTTACTTGACAAAAGAAGAAACCAAGAAGTCTACCAACCTTTTTGCAGAAAGCTCTCAAGATGCTATGCGTCAACTCCAAAGTTTTGCCGAAAGCTACACACCTGTCATGGCTGTCTTGACAAATGAGGCTGACTATGAGTGAAGATCAGGAAAGCTGGACCACTTACCTCGGTCGCGCTATCAACAGAATGCAGTCCGAGGGCGCTCCAGAACCTCAAGTGACAAGGCTTGAAGGCGCTTTAATAGAAGCCATTCGGAATGTGCGGCATATTCGCCGCTGCTACAACAAAGAATCTGTGAAGAATCGTAAACAAGCTTGACTTAAGTCCTGTTTGGCTGCATAATTAATGCATACCAAAGGCACTAACCATGGCTCAACCCACTCTTGCACAATTCATACGCATGACTGTCGAAAGAGCAGGATCTCAACTCGTTTCGGTAACTTTCGCTAAAAACGATGGCTCTGAACGCCAGCTGACCTTTAATCCAAAGCATGTTGGCGAGATAAAAGGAACTGGAACAAAATGCAAAGACGAAAATGTTTTTCGAGTAATGGATATCAACCTCAACCAGTGGCGATCCTTCCGTGCTGAGAGGGTGTTGCAAATCAAAGTCAATGGTGAGATCACCAAGTTCAACTGAAAACTTTTTTATTTCAAAACCATGACTAAGCGCAAGTTCTCGTCCCCTGATTCTCTTGTCGAATGGGCCGACGAGATGTCAACGACAATGATCAAAGAGATGGATCCTAGTGAATACGCAATCGCAATTCAAGAGGTCGTGGCTGCTCTCGTTCACGGCAAGGTAATTGAACCACCTACTGAAAACGAAAATTCGACACTAACGATGGCGGCTCAGACTCTATATGTATGTCAATTAATAGTAAAGATTTTCCCGAAAGCTTATGATCACGCGGCCAAGCGAGTGAAAAACATAGAACAACTAAACAAAATTCTAGACTTTTGAGTTTATCCTCTATCACGATAGGTTCTTGCGTTTTAACGGCAATTGTTATTGTTTACTCGGGAAATTCAATGCCTAAAATCAAAATTAAACCATCCCTTTGCGATGATATTCATCGTGAATTAATTATTTACGAAAAATCCAATGGTAGACTGGGCCATGCATCATTGCTATGGAATCAAAACAAATGACGACTAACTCATCAGCTCTTCAATGGTTCCGGCGAAGCATTGGGGCATGGACTAGCCAGCGTCGATATCTCTTCAATCCGAAAATGGTCCCTGTCAATATGACCACAAAATTTACGGTCGAGGCAGGAGAGAGGAGCAATCAGTTTGTTATTGAGTGGACTGGAAACACTTCCGGGACAATGGAAGTAGAGCTGAACGGCAATGTGCTCGGCAGGTCTAGAGACTACTTTGGAGAGGAGAACCATTCCAGCGCAGTGGAAGTGATTGACAGCGATTGCATTGTGCTCCGCACAGAGTATGATGGCATGAAAGTTAGGGAAGAAATTCGCTTCCTTGTTGAGGACACTGTGCGCCTCAGACAGACGATTGGTGTTGACACCTTGACAGGAGCGGTTCGATTAGTGGGTCAGTATGTAGAGTTTAGGTTGTAAATGGAGTACTTCATCGAAAACTTAATCCTATCAATTGCCTATCTGCTTATTGATATAAAGCAGGGAATCCTATTTTTTTACAAAGCTAAGACAGAAGAAATTGGCATCGGCCTTCGATTCATTTGCGACCAAATCGCTAGCGTCGTTGTCTTTTTCTATGTTGCTGGTTTTGTGGCTGGCCTATTCCTGCATAACCTTACAAAATGGAAACAGTAAAGTATGAGTTCTTCACCGTCTCTTATCGAGACTTTGAAGACCGACATCATGAAATAGTAGTAAGAGCTCACTCTTCTACACATGCCATGACTGTTGCAATGGCAGAGGTAAAGGAACTAATGCTTCATCCAAACCGTATTTTTCGCGTATCTAAAGAGGGTTAGGCCAGATGAAAGAAGATGTGATCACACTTTTCGAGAAAACCACAGAGCAGGAAATCCTAGATCTTAGCAAGGATCTGCCTACAGATGTTCATCTGATTGAATACGAGGAGAACAATGACTTCTTCTTGGATGCTGTAAGAGCTTACAAGAAAGCAGACGTTTTCGACACGTACTATGATCGACTTAATCAAAAAGCAATGGATGGTGATCTGACTAGTTTCAGTATCATTTCTATTAGAAACGGTTACGGCATCATTAAGCCTATCTTATGGGAAACAGAATGAACTTCGATATCGATTCAGATGGTGGCATCATTGGCATTGGCAATTGGTCATTGTCTTGGGAAAATTCTCAGGATCCTTTCTTTGACGAGGAACGACTAGAAGGTTACTTCGCTATCAACATAGCCGATGCATCCCTTGAATTTGGAGCCATTGATCAGGACCGGCCAGGAGTTTACCTTGTTAGATACGCTGATGGCGATCTTTTGTCCTGTGAAGCCTTAGTGGTCTTTGGGCATAGGTAGACTTTACTGCCTTTTCTTTCATTTATGTCTAATTACGAGAATGATCCTGCATCCGGCTTTCATAAAGCTGCCGAGCTTCTGAATGGACGCTTAGCAATGCTTGGTTTTGTTATTGGCGTAGCTACCGAAGCCTTAACAGGTCAAGGTATATTAAGCCAGCTGGGCCTTTAGTTGACACGGTGGCCTGAGCAAGGCTATGAATAGCTCAGGTCTATACCGTCATCCATGAACATCTTCTACACCAACGTCGTTCCCGACGTAGCTGCTCGCGAACTACCTGACAAGCACATCGTCAAGATGCCCGTTGAGGCTGTACAGATGCTCGTCTCTGCCTGTAACCGTTGGGGCGTTGATCATGGCGTCCTAACTAAAGCTGGTACCGTTCATCAAGGCGGCTATTCCAACCATCCCTGCACTTTGTGGGCAGGCGAATGCCGTTCTAATTTTCACTGGACACTGGCTTGGGGTAAAGCGCTCTGCGAGGAATACACCAAGCGATATGGCAAGCGACATTTCGCCGAAGGTCAGATTGATACCCTTTCTGATTGGTCGATCCGTCAGACCTTACCTATTAACGGTGGCCATATGACAACGCCTGCTTTGGCTATGCCTGACGAGTGCAAGACCACAGATCCTGTTGAGTCATATAAAAACTGTATCCGGGCCAAGGTTGCAGAAAAGCCCAAAAGCTTTGTATGGGCTAAAGGTACTGATGCCCCTTCATGGCTTTAATATTTTAAAGTACAGAGAAAAACTTTTTTTTTATTTTTATTCTTTTTTTTATTGTCCTTCTACCCAGATAGTTGGACAAATTCGCGAACCTTAAAAAGGACAAATCAGCGAACCAAAAGGACATGGTGTCCAACTAAGAAAGACATGGTGTCCAACTAAAAAGGACAAGGTGTCCAACTACACTTATATATAAAGACTTATAAAGACACATATGAAGACATATAGTATTGTGTAAAAGCCATCAGTGATAACTCGTAGGAAGGTGGGTGAGAATAAGAGGTTGATAAAGGACTATTGATGTTGCTCTGTTGGCCATATATTTGTAGGACCTCCTCAGAGGCGTCTGTAAGGGGCTGTGTCATTGATAAAGGATGTTTGTGGTGGGTTGTACCCTATATATAAGTAGAGGCGCTTTGTAGGGCATTTAAGGAGGGGTGAGATCGTAGTGGTTGTGGTCGGGGGGATGGGCTTCGCCCTAACCAAATGTCAAGGTTTTGTAACAAAAAGTAACAATAAGAAAGGTAACAAAGTGCGGGTGCGGGGGTGTGTGAAGAGTCGTTACAGGTTGGGGGCAGGTGCAAAAAAAGCTTAAAAAATGCAGATATGATAGTGAACGGTGTTCACTCCGCATTTGCGGTAGTACACATGTACTATGGGTAGAAATGCTTAGTACAAATGTACTGTAGTATGTATGTACTACTTTAGGTATAAATACTCAGAACAAATGTACTAGTCAAATAGCGCAAAAAAAAGCCCAGCTGATTAACAGCTAGGCATTTCTACTATATGTTATTTAGTAGGTGATCAAGTAAGCCTCAATTAGTGCTGGTTTAGTTAGCCTCTTTTTAATGCCCGTAATATTGCGGAGATTCTTAACAGTTAAGGTTTCGAGTTGATTATAAAGATCTTGTAGTGGTGCTATCTGAGGTTTAGGTAATTCTACTATATCTAATTTAGTGATTGAACTTGAAAGTGAATCAATGATCTCAAAATACAGGACATAAAGTAACACGAAAGGAAACGCGATAGATTTCAAAATAGTGGCAAGATCGAAAGTGTGAATCAGTGAGCAGATTTGAAAGAAGATTTTCATTGTTTTGTGGGGTTGAGTTAATAACATTTAGCGAGTGTTTTCTCGCTGAACCTAATCTAGAAAAGATCCGGCGATTAAACCGGAATGATCATAAAACTTTATATTAAGTTCTAAAACAATCGGCGAACCTTTTTGGATACGAATCGTGATCGGTAGAGCTCAGCGGTACGTTTCCGTTTTGGGCCTAAGTACGGTCGATCATGCTTGTCCCATGTGGCCCGTGATACGATTTCGTATTGGCGAGGCCTGTGGGATGGATGCTTATAGAGCGGTTTGACTGGTGCTGGTCCTGATGCCCTTCGGCTGCTGATCGTGAAAATAACGACGGCGAGAATCAGTTCTAGCACTGATCAACCAACGCCATGGATACGACGCCATGCCACCCAAGTGATCGCCTGCAGTTCAGATCCTGGGATGTTGAGATCTGTTGCGACTGATTCATAATCTGCTTTGATCTGACGCCGGAGTTTGACGCCTATCGATGGGATCTTGGCCAGGGTGATCCGTCCGCCATCCCACAGAGAGAAAGCGTGCCCATCGATGCAGATATCAGGCATGCCCATGATGCAGCTGTAGAATTCCTTAAGCTTTGGACCGCTCAAGATTTCCAGGACTCTCTCAGATTTGATTGGGTTTTCTGTTAAGATTCTCAACGCTTTCGCTTTATTGGCGCCAAACGTGCAGACCTTGAGATCGGCGGCAGATTCAGGGTCAGCCTTGAAGGTACTGATTAAAGCCTCGGCATCGACGCAGTTGCGGTTCCACTTGTTCCTAGGGCTCAGGGCAGCTAGGACGCCAGCTGTGCATTCTAAAGAGACACGATAGCGAGCAGCTAGACCACGGGCGATCTGAAGGGCTTGTGGGTACCATAGACGGCCATCTTCTCTCTCCTTGATTGTGGCCAGGTCATAGACCGCTTTGATGTTGAGCTGGTTCTGATAAGACATTGGATTAAATCCTTTAGGTTGGTTGAATTAATTTTACAGGTTCAGCGGTGATTCATGATCTCGTGCAGATAGTCAGCGTGCCGCTGTTGACCTCTGCTGGCATTCGATCGGCGATCGTAACGTGTCCAGAACGCAGCATCTTTGGCCCAGAATTGAGCGTTTTTTGTGGCCCAAGAATGGCGAGATTCGATCAGTGGAAGCATTGGAATAATCCGTTGTTTGGTGGTCTTGCTCAATCTACAGGCTGACCGTGATGGTGGCCTGTATCCTTTAACATCTCTTAACAGTCGGCCTCATCATCTTCAATCATTTGGTGAGCCAACGCCATGACGTCATCATCGCTCTGGCCGTCTATGTCGTAATCATTATTTATATTTAATTTAATAATTTCTTTTATCTCAGCTAGTGATAGCAGATTAAGGACAGAGCAAGAGCGGCGAGACATTTGAGTTTAGTTGGTTAGGTGTGGTTCCTCATCAACAATAGCAACTGATCGATCGAATCGATTTGGTTTCTAGTTTTATTGGCTGAACCTTTGACATTTCTTTACATCCTGGGCTGGGTAGGTATTTATACCCCCACCCCCGATTCAGAGTCAGCCAGGGTCAGGCAGACCCCCCGCAAAAATTTTTACAAATTCTAGTATTCATTTTGATGTTGACGATGGTGCATAATTTGGTTAGTAAAGTCTTCTTTATCAGAGAGTAGTGAGGGGGAGGGTCTATAGGTTGGGGATATATCACGAAGGAACTTGAGGGTTTTATTAGCGTGAGATAACATGAGAGCAATAAAGCAGTCGTCAGAATTTTTCACGATACTTTCGGGGTATTATTGTTAGTATTTTGATCAGCGGGGGTTGATAATGTTTGATTGTGATTAAGGTTAGAGCCATCAACTAGTGGTGGGTTGCGTCTTTGTGGTTTTTTGTAGGGTCCGGGAGCAAAGATTGGCATTAGTTGATTAGCGTCTGGTTGTATTTTGCCTGTGTATCAAAACAGCAGGAGATTAAAAGATTTACGGATGTGTTATAAAAAATTTTACAAATTTTCCGAAACAGGTTTTAGGCTAAGTTTTTCATCCAGTCACGTTCTTGCGGTTCAAGTAAATATATCAAGCGATTCATTGTATTTTTAGCTTGGTCTTCTTCCATTCTGTGGTAGATTTGTCCTAATAATTGAAGGACAGCATCTTTTTGGCGGCATCTTACAGCCAGTAGGAGTGCTAAGGAGAGGATCAAAACGTTTTCGGAGTTCAAGGATCTATTGCCTGTCTTATTATACGGCTGGAACCCTAGTTCCGATTGCATAGTGTGCCGAATGACTATTCTAGACACGAGTGGGCTTTGGTCAACTGGGGATGAATATAGGGTAGTCAGGGCATTGTCTGTTCCTTTTAGTGAATACACACAGGATTGTGTGATTACTTGTATGAATAGCCTGCAATTGATATCTATCAACGCTCAGGAGGATGTTCTGGCGTTACTGGTGGATTGGGAAGCGGCTGATACAGCTCAAAGTGCGCAGAATCTTTCAAATACCGAAGGCAAGACTTTAGTTGAGGCTGATGTTTTAAAATGGCAGGTATCTAACAATGGTGTAACGGGTCCTCAATCAGAAAAACAGCGTGTAAGGATGGAATTACGCAATATTTTTGCTTTTTGCACTTGTCTTGCCCCTTATTTGGGTGATGATATGATGACTACCCCATTAGTACGATCTTGATGGCCCTCTGGTATCCTGTATTCAATCGTTCTTAAGTCTTATGGCCATTCATCCCGAAATGAATGAAGGACCAATGGGGGCGCTTATGAGAGCGGTTGACAAGTTGGAGGTCGTTGACGTTTGGTGTACAGGATGTAGCAGTTTTACTAAGATGAATGCGGCTTATGCCATGCATTTACAAGGTGAAATTGAATCTTGCTCTAAATGTAGAAAATAATGTCCGAATTTGATCTGACTATTGATGATGAAGAGCTAAATGCACTTTATTATTCAGTAAATGAAGCTATAAGGCTATGGCCAGGCTCACCAGCTAGGCCACCAGAAGAACAGATCACACTCCAAAGACTGCAGAAATGCTTATTTGCAATGTCTCTTGAATCTATATTTTTTAAACCAAACGAGGACGAAAGTCCGAGTTGGTAATAAGCTCTGTTAGAGCTGGAAGCCTAGCTTGATTTAGGTAAAGGCGCATGGCATCTCCATTGTTGGCGTATCAGAACGGGAGACTGCTGGTTCCTGATGAGGGCACAGTGACTCAAGTGAATGGAAGATGGGTAACATCTACGGCAAATGCCTATCTAGTCAAGCTTTTTATTAAAAGGGCTCAATACAATGGGGTTTCTTCAGGAAGCAAGCAGATTGCACTGGAATCGCAGCTAAATGGAGAGATGTTGCCAGGAGCGAGTGGTGATCAGTTCTATTATCGTGGATATGCTCTTGAATATGTACAAGTGCCTGGAGATTGGGACTTGGAGACATCTAGCGAGGCTGGATTAGCCTGGGCAGAGGTCACTACACAATTTACATGGTTATCTACAGGTACTGAATGCTCTTTTCGTTTCGGCCAAGACCCCATAATGCCTGCCGCCAAGATCCAGCGATCCAGCGGAGTTTTTGGTGGCCAAGGTATTGATGAAATTATTTACAATGAGATTGGTGGAGTTCAGATTCAAATAACAGGAGGGGAAGTGCAAAACTAAATGTCTGATTTTAATTTCAAGTCAACTCTTTCTCTTTCTCCACCTAAGGTAAATGTAAGTTGGAAAAATCCATTACTTCGAGCAAGAACTGACCTTGCTTTGCTTAAAGGCATGAGGGAGGGAGCGAGAATGGTGGGTAGAGAGCTTGACACAGGCCTTGACAAGGCTATGGATGCCAGTGTCTGGGGATGGGATAGGACTACTTTGCGAAAAAATGGCAGCACCGTCAGTACGCCTAGGAATATCGTGGATACGGGGCAGTTGAAATCATCAAAACAAGTTAAATACGCTCAATATCCAGGCAATACAGTTTTTTCAATCAATTACACAGCTCCTTACGCTAAATTCGTCCATTTTGGCGGAATCATACAGCCTTACGGGAACAAAAACGCGGCTTCAGTTTTAGTACCAGCAAGACCTTGGGTAGAAGCTGTTCTTTATGGCACCTATGGCATGGAAAAGCTTCCACTTAAAGAGATTTATGGGCGAGCCATTAGGGACGCATGGAGCGAGATTTAACAGGGTGATAGGTACTATACTTCATCATACTTAGACGAATGACTAAAAAGAAAGTAAAGTTGCCTTTTGTAGTTGCTCCTCGCAGAAAACCAATCCTTGAGACTATTGGGTCGGAAGAATCGGGCCAATTTGAAATTGAACGCAAAGGGTACTTGACTGTTGCTGAAAAAACCTTTATCCAGCAAGCTTCTGCATCTGATGAGACTATTGGTCGGCTAAATCGACTTGCGGGTCGTATTGCAAAGGAGAAAGGCACTCAACCTCAAGAAGTTATTTCCGCCCTTGGAGCTGGTGATTTTGCCGCTGATTGCTTAGCTGGTTATGAAGCAGACATCGATGATATAGTTACTGTGATGTCTACGTTTGAGCAGCGACGTAAAATTGTAGCAGCCAGCTGCCTTCTTTATTTTCGTATCTCACAGGACTGGACGATCGAAGATACGCTGGGGCTTCATCCTGATGTCGTAGATGCTTTATACGAGCTTTTTACTGAAGAGGATGCTAAATCTGTAGAAGCTTTTGAGAAAATTCAAGAAGAAAACTCTTCGACGGAAAAGTAAGTCCAGGAGAGCGAATTATTCCGTTTGAGGCGTTCTACTGGCAGCTCAAGCGGCTCTTTCCTGGTGATCCAGAATTCTCAGTAGAGCGTTATGGAGACCTATCCTATGGTTATGTGCTAAATGCCGTGAAGATTGGAGTCAAGATGCAACAAGAAAGTCTATATCAATATGAGCTACCAATAGCCCAGCAGACAGCGCTACTGGCCAATCAACAGCGGGATGTTAAGAAAAAAGTGGAGCCCTACAAGCTAGAAGACTTTTCTTTTTTCAAGCCAGCAATTTCTGGGGATAAGCCCTCAAGTCATTATGGCTCTGCAGCCCTTTGTATGGTTAACAATGGAACATTTCCTTCTTGGGCTTTGTTCTGTTTTAAAGAACTATTAGCGATGGCTGACCCTGCTTATGTTCCAGGAATCCCTGGATTCGTATCAGAAGACGCTCTACTGCTTCATCCAGTCAAGACTGACCTTGGCTACCAGGGCTTGCTAATCGCAAGGGAATCGGCTGGTGACCAAACAAGAAACTTTAGCGACGGAAAGGGAAACATTGTCCCACTAAGAGTACCTCCCATACATACTAAAGTAGTGGCAGAAGAGGACGTCATTCTTTACCTGTAGGCCAACAGCCCATGATTTTGTTAGCATATTCATCTACTATGCGAGAATCGCTTTCGTCGTAATGGCTAAACCTGGCTAAATCACGAGACAGCCATTGCCTTATCCTCCACTCGCTTTCAATAGAGTAAAAGGGTTGCATACGATACCATGCCATCCATTCTAAGCTTGACTTGGCTTGATTGCATTCCATGCAAGCTGGGATGCAATTACTGGTCCGGTCTTCGCCACCTGCGCTGCGAGGCTTGACGTGATCCATGGTAAGGCTGTCGTCATCAATAGGAGGCTTACCGCAGTATGCACAACGGTTGTCCCAGCATTCTTTAATAGCCTCGCGCCATTGGTGACGGGCTTCTTTTCTCGTTAAAGCAGACATGTTGAATAAATAATCTGAAATTCGTTCGTAAACGGGAGCGTAATCTCGATGCATCAGATTATATTTCGGACAACATCACTGAGAGGAATCTCTTTGAACTTAGGCTGCATAGGGCCTCCAGTGGTTTGTCTATAGTAAGAATACCGTAGCGGCATACTAAAAACGACGCGCCAAGACTTATGACCCAGCAATTTCCTACAACAGCTCAGGTCATTTACGATGTCTTAGCTGCTGATAATGTTTTTACTGGTTTTTTAGGTACATATAATTTTAAAAATGGTGGTGGCCCGATCACAGCCTTGTCAGTTGTAAGTGCTGGTGAAGATATCCCGTCTATTCGTAATGTTGAAGGCGTGGAATGTGTTATTCAAGACGCTGGAAACAGCAGGCTTCAGTCTTACATGACTGGCTCCACTGATATTGTGACTACGTGGAGCGTCTTCTTAGTGGCCTGGAAGCCTTCCACTGGCGCTGATATGCAATTAGCCGCCAATCATATCTTGAGGCGGTTCGGAGGCTCTGAGGCCGTGCAGACAGTAGCTACTCCAGACGGCTTGGGGTCTCTTGTTCAGATCAAAGTATTTATCAAATCGAATATGCCTGTTCTTTCTGTATAATCAAAATATTGGAAAGATAATATAACGGGCCGAGAAGGTCCGAGATACCTTCATGCGGGTTCAGCCCGTTTCTCAAATGGCAAATTTCTCTGCGGCCTTTGGGTACGACTTTTTCATCGTCCCCCTTGCGTCTTCATCCGTTGATGTAGCATTTACTGGCGTTACCTCAGCCGATAGCCCAACCGGTGGGTTTATTGACTCCACTTCACTCGCTACGGGTGCTGTAAGTTACGCTGCTGGTGTTTTCACTGTTGGTGGCACTGTCTTCGCGATGGACGGCACTGACGATCCCGTTCGCCTGGCCGGGTTGACGTCGGCATCTCTTGAGACCGATACTGGCTCTGAAGATGTTTATACCTATGACGACACTACAAAAGGTTTCAACCAGGCCGTAGCTACGACTAAGAGCTTCACTATTTCGATGGCAGGAGTTGCTGACTTTAAAGATACTGGCTATCAAGTGCTTAGATTGACTGAAGCCAATACAGTGGGAGACAGCTTGCGTGTCAAACTGGTGCGCGTAGGCCCGACCGGCTCTGTTGAGTCAGTATATGGTTACGGAACCTTGATGGGTTATACAGAAAGCAACGACGTTTCGTCTATCGTTTCCTGGGAGTGCTCGATCACTGGATATGGCGCATACCGTCTTGACCTTGATCCTATCGTTTAATAGCTATAAAGCAAGAATAGCAAGCGACCCCGAAAGGGGTCTTTTTATTGGGAAGCCTAGTCCAGCTTTGGTTCTGGCGTGGCTGAAAATCTTACTTTTAATCTTCAGGTAGATCAGAGCAAGGCCGTATCGGCTATTAATGATTTTTTTGAGATTTTTGACAAGGGAGCCGCTCAAGCAAAGTCAAAATTAAACACGGCATTCAATCAGACACTGCAGACAGAAATCAAGGTAGAATTTAAAAACGGAAAGCTTGTAGCAAAAGAAGTCCAGAATCTTAAGCAAGAATCAAGTAGACTGGCTACCGCCTACAAGGCTGTCAACGGAGAATTAGGTAAAACACCTAATCAGCTCAAAAAACAGCAAGCCGTCTTAAAAACTCTTTTAGGAGATACTCAAAAATTTAAAACTGGGACCAGGCAGCTTACAGCAGAATGGCAGAAGCTTACGGGCAGGATAAAACAGGTTAGTACAGAGCTGGGGAAAATGAAGACCAGCGGCGGTGGGCTTGAGGCTATCGGCGCTAAATTTATTGGAATGCAGACAGCGGCGAATTTGGCCACGACAGGCGTAATCCAGTTAATGGCAAAAATCGGCGAAATGGTGCAGACGGCATTCAGGATGGAGACACTGAGCCTTCAGTTAGAAGCATTTGTAGGAAGTTCTGAAGGCGCTGAAAAAGCTTTTTCTCAGTTCCTTAATATCGCGGCCAATAGTCCTTTGAACCTTGAACAGGTTGCAAGCGCTGGCAAGATCATGATGGCCTTCGGGATGACGACCAAAGATGCTGTTAAGACAACTAAGCAACTTGCTCTTGTCTCAGCAGCTACTGGTGGGGATATAAATCTACTAGCTAGAAATATGGGTCAGATTGTAGCCCAAGGTCGAGCATATACTCGTGACTTGACTCAGTTTGCCATTCAAGGTATTCCTATATGGGAGCAACTTTCTGTCGCTACTGGCAAAAACGTTGGCGAATTAAAAGAGATGGCGAGAGAGGGGCAAATTACTGGCACTGAGGTGTCCGCTGCGCTTGAGCTAATGACGCGGAAAGGAACAGCTTTTTTTGAAATTGGCCAAAGAATGCAGGAGACCTTTACTGGTCGTTTCGCTGCTATCGAGGCTGCGATGCAAAATTTATCCAAAGAATTTATCGAAAGTTTCAACTTGATCGACCAGAGTTTTGGCGGCATTGTCTCTGGTAGTATGAAACTTTTTGCTGACGGCGTAAATCTGATCGCAACGAACATGGATTCTTTGTTATTAGCTGTCTCAGCTCTTGTTGTAGGCCTTACTGCTTTTGCCGCCGTCATGGTGGTGCTTAATTGGGGCGCGATTGCAGCCGGGATTAGTGCTATCGTCCTTGCCGTCAAAGGCTGGGCTGCTGCACAGGCTACATTGAATATCGCGCAGGCTTTCTTCGCAGGTCTTACCGGCAATTGGGTTGCTATTGCTGCCGGTGTCGCAGCCGCGGGGGTGGCAGTCGCAGTTCTCGGTAGTAAGATGAACGAGTCCAAGAACGAGACATTGGAATTACAGGCCGAGATCGCCAATGCAGGCGAGGCTACTGGTGAGCTTTCGGAGAAGGCTCAGGAGTACGCAAACAAGATTGGCCAGAGTAAAGCAGTTGAAGAATATAAGGAACAACAGGCGGAAGTTAAGAGAATAACCGAAGAATTAGGCGTAGTTGTCGAAAAGTTAGAGGCTCAAAAGCAAAAACGTATTGAAATGTTTAAAGAGGAGCAAGCAAATATTAAACAATTAATTCAAGATGAAAAAGATAAAATAGAACAAGCCAAGATAGGCATGGAAGCCGCTAAACAAGCGGTAAACGAAAAGTACGAAACAGAGAAGCAGCATATTGACGAAACTCTTTCTAAAATTCGCGAAAAATACGCGGAAGAAATCGGGCACTTAAGAGATAAAACTCCTGCCGAAAAAGCTCTTTATGAGCTACAAAAACAACAAATTGCAGCCAAATTAGAAGCTGGTGGGCTCGATAGAGAAGAAGAACTTAGCCTTAAGGCACGACTCGAAAGGATGCAGGCAAACGAAAAAATCCAGGCATTGATGGTACAAAAGAAAGAGGCCGAAAAGAAAGAAACCAAAAGCTTGCTGGATCTCGAGACGGAACGGAAGATCAAACTAGGAGAAATTGACAGGAAATTTGGTGACATTATCACTAAGTCAAAGGAAGAAGCCAGAAACCAGAAAACGAGACTTAAGGAAAGTCAAGTTGAGCAGGAGGCATTCACAAAAGAGATTGACAATAGCATTAAAACTGCCAAAGGATTGACCAGGCAGATAGACGCTACTGCCGGTGCTGTGAGGGCTACACAAACCACAGTAGTAAAACTAACTGGAGATCTGGCTACAGCTACAACGCAGGCAAATAGATTGGCAAGGGCAATCAGAAATGCTAACGCAGCCAGGTCTTCTGGGAGTAATGGTACTTCTGGTACTTCTGGTACTCCTGGTACTCCTGGTACACCTTTAACGACAAACTTTGCTGGTGGTCCTATCGCGGCAGGTACTACTTCATGGGTCAATGAGCTTGGCAAGGAAGCTTTCCTGTCCGCCAGTGGCAAGCTCAGTATGATTAACGACAGAGGGGGCAAGTGGACTGCTCCTAGCGATGGAACGGTTATTCCAGCTCACCTGACCAGAAAACTGGATATTCCTAATGGTGGAGTCAATATTAACAAAACTGGTGCTGCGTCCTTGAGTGCTGCTCGTGGCGGTACTAACATGGGCAGAATGGTAAAAGCTCTCGTCGGTGCTCTTGGTGGAGACACGGTCACAAACAACGTGACAATTCAATCAGCAAATACAAACAAAACGGCTTCTCATGTGATGGTTGAACTTGCGAAATTAAAGCGCCTTCGGTACAATTGATCAGGTATGGGTTAAGCATGTTCTTTTTCGGTGATCCCAAGGCAACCGCTGAGCTTCTTTGGCTGGATTCAAAAAGCATGGATGGCCCAAAGATCCCAGATGTTCCGTTGGACGAGCTTAGTAAAAAGGATTTGGAGATTGCCTTTGCTTATCTTTACAGGGCTGTCTTTTTAGCGATGAGAGCAGAAGTGCCAGAGGACGTGATGCAGTCACTTATGGAGATTTATGACAATGCCTTTACGTTACTGGCCAACAAATCAGAAGACTTTGTGACCGCTATCAAGGGAAACAGGCACATCTATGTAACAGGATATAGCGAAGAAACTGTTACCAAGTACAAGAAGTTAGCTGGGATCATCTCTTAGGCAACCTAGCCCAGTTAGAGTCACCAGGATGTCACAGATCGGAGTATCTTTTACGCCTTCGGTGGGGTCCGTTATTAGTGTAGTGTTAGATAATTTTGGCTCCAATGAAATGCCAAGAAGTTATCAATCATCATCGTCCCTGTCATTGTCAGCTAACGGTGCTGCGGTGTTGACTGGCCCAGCCTTTAGGCAGAAGTATCAGTGGGTCATTTCTTCTATCCTGGATGCACCTGACGCTTATCAGGTAGACCTTTTGTTTCAGTCATGGGATCACGACAGGTCTTTGGGCTTACCTGCTGCTTGTGGTGTAACGGACCAAACCTGGGGGCCTTCAATTTCTACTAATGCTATCTTTGTCACTCCTCCTTCTTTCGTGAGGCTTAGCCCTAAGTCAACTCTGGTTTCTTTCGGTTTAGAGGAGGTTTAATAGTGTCTTACTTAGCAACTGGTACAAGGATTAGAAGTCTTACTATTAAAGGCATAGATTATAGTTCATCACTTGTCAGTTGGGAGGTCTCTGACGATAGCGCGTACAACAATGGCTGCATTAAGACAAGTGGCCAGCTAGTTCTTGGCAGACGCGTTGGAGGTCCGCCAATTGAGGACTATGACAGAAACATTTTTAAAAGAGGTGCCATAGTACTTCTTGACATGACTAGCCCCAGTGGTAGTGTCTACCGTCATCCTCGCGGCTACCTGTACATAATCTCCACTACCTATGACGCAGAGTCGGAGACGCTTGCAGTTGAGATTGGATGCAAGTTGACTCTCATGGCATTGACGGAAGAGATTGACGAATTGACCGCTATAGTTCCGGTTCAGCTTGATATCGCTCAGACCACTTTTGCCAACTGTTCCGCTGCATTTGCCTCTATTGGTCAATACGTTTATCAGGACAACACAGGAACTCTTCAGACAGGAGTTTTCTATGACGGAGACGGACAAGACTCAGTAGCTCCTGGCGAATGGGTGTCCATTTTGGGCGTTACTGCTGTTGCCGTTTCCCCGCTAGCTGGAACAGGAGCTATTCCTGATCAGATCAAACTTTCCTATCAAGTTCCTTCTGATGGAATTCCTGGAGATGACAGGGGTAAGGTCGATACTGTTACGACAGAGTCTTACTACTTCTTGAAGTACCCTGCGTCGATTTTTGCGAGACAACCTTTCCCTGGCGGAGGCGGTGGCGGAGGTGGAGGCGGTGGTGGTAGCGATCCTGGTGATCCTGGCTCTCCTCCTGGAAGTAACGACCCTAACAACCCAAGTAACGAAAACGACGGCAACGGGAACCCACCTCTTGGCAACATCGGTGACGTGAATACAGGCAACCCAGCTGGCCCTGGGAATTCTAGTTCGTGTGGTAACGCTCCGGGCTCGCCTCTTGGCAATCCTTACGGATCTTATAGTGGCTAACCATATTTAACCGTTAATAAAACCCACAGCCTGATCGAAAAATGTCTAGCTCCTTCACATACAGCGTCAACGAAATTCCCGAAGAGCTTTGGGACTTTATGAAGATCAGGTACACCAGCTGTACCTTTGGCTATGGATTAACCGAATCGCCGTTATTCGTGCCTGCCTATCGGTTGGACACAACCTCAACAACCTACGACGCTCCTGGAGCCCAAGTCTCTTCCTCTTTGAAGGAAGTGTACGGCCCAGCGGTAGAGGCAAACGGTCAGTATTACGCTGACTCGATGGCGTATTGTCGAGCGATCTGGG